TAAGACGCTGGCGGGTTAGCGGGGGCACCCTCACTAGAAGCCTCCGCACCAATTGTCCGATTCGTTCTGTTCTTACTTTGTTCTTTTAGGTGCGACACTTTGTCGCAGGTGATTCGTAAAGTTATCCACAGGATTCGTAAAGTTATCCACAATTTGGGGTGGACTTTATGGGACAAATCGTATACGATGGTATCAAGAAATAAGAAACGCCCAGACCGGGGCGAAGCGGACTAGGACCGCCTCTCTGACCCCCGGCGAAAGCGCCGCCGCTGTTTGACATTGTGAATACGACTAGACTAGCTGCTCGAATGAGCCGTGGGCCTTTGCTATAAAAGGAGTCAACCATGGACAATCACACACTTAAAAACGGACGTACCTTCTTTGCCATCACAGGCGGGAGCTACGGAGGCTGGGCCAAGGCCCGCGACCCGATCACCGCTATCAAAGACGCGGTGAAACACTCCGGAAGCCAAGCCACCAAGAACGGCATCGCCGTCATGGTAATGTACGGGCCGAGCGAGACGCTAAACTGCGGCCCGCTGGGCGGCTTCACCTACGAAGCCACGCCGGAAGAGAGGCCAACCCCGATAGGGTTGTTCTTCTGTAAAGGACGGACCATCAAGCCGATGAAAAAAGGCGACATGAATCCAGACCATCCAGACCATGAAGAATGGATGGACCAGACATCTAGCGACATCGAAGAGGATGTCGCGTACTGGATAGAAAAGAACGAGAACGCTGCTTAACCACTAATCCTCAATCACGGCCCACGGTTCTTTTGAGCAGCTAGTCTATAGGAAAGCTGTTTGGATGAGCCGTGGGCCTTTTTGCAAAGGAGTCAACCATGGCAAAAATTCAACTAAAGGCCATCACTGATGGCAAAGACAAAAACCGGTATTGCGGCCCGTCCGTGATATCGGCACTGACCAACCTGACGACCGGAGAAGCTGCACGGCTAATCCGGAAGCAGAACGGTCGCAAAGTAATCCGGGGATCTTACACTTACGAGGTTCTGGATGCCCTTCGAGCCTGCAACATTCAGGCTAGCCGATGGGAAAAGCCCGGTGTCCGATTAAATCGGAAAACCGGACCTACCCTAGCCGGGTGGCTGAAGATGTCGAAGGAAGATCGGACTCCAGGACGCATCTTCCTGATCGTCGCCGGGTGGCACTGGCAACTTGTCAGCGGTCGCCGCTACACCTGCGGTCGCATACGAGAGATCGTGTCCATCAAAGACAAGAGGGTGAAGCGGAGGGCGCGGGTCGCAGAGGTCTACGAACTGATCTCGGACAACGTGACCAAGCCGGACATCGATGTGTCGAAGCCTAAGTCAAAGTCCAACCCGGCCTACTACCAGATCAAGAAAATGATCCGGCAGTACCCGGAGTTCGGTCTCACTTACGAAATTGAATACTCAAGAGGTTTCGGGCACAGCGAAAATCATTACTGGGTGGACATGAGCAACGAGCTTGAAGACCTAGCTACAGAAATGGGTCACGAGCTATGCGACTGCCACGGCTGCAACGGCATTGATGAGGTGCTGGAACGGATGGAAAAAATGGTGGAGTTCGCAAAGGAACACTACCCAACGATAAGTAAGTAAGGGTCACTAACCACGGCCCACGGTTCTTCTAAACAGCTTACAGAGAACGTTCCGGGTAGTGACCGGATAGTAGGGGACCAACCTCTATGAACGAAGCGGGCTTCACGGCCCACGAACAAAGGTCTAGCCACGGAGGGGCCGGGTACTGCGCTCGTTAGGGGCGGTAGATGGAGCACCGCTGAGAAGTCTACCGTCCCGCAGTTGTACCGCCGTCCCACTATAGTAGTAAATTTACAAATTAGAAAAAAATAAAGTCCCGAGTTTTTAGGCGGGATTGGTGGGACAGGTGGGACAGTCTACTAACCATATCTTATATAAGGGTTTTTTGTATGTGAGGGTGTCCCACCTCTTGAGTCACGCAATCTTGCTCGCGGGACAGAGTCTCAGTTAAAGAGAGTGCTTTTCGCCATTTTTGCTGTTACTGTACCTAGTATTAACTGACCGGGTCTAATCCCATATCACTTTACAGGGTTTTCTTAAAGTGAAACGGTGGGACAGTGGCGGGACAGCGTTGAAACTAAACGACAAAAGACCTTTTGGAGTGCGTTTATGCCTAATTCTAATGTACCGGGTCCAGACAGTGGTGGGACAGCGAAAAACGTCGCCACAAGAGGACCGAACCGGAAGCTGACGCGGCGGCAGGAAAAGTTCGTGAAAGAGCTAGTCAGCAACGACGGCCTCATCACGATGCGTGAAGCGGCTATCCGCGCTGGCTACCCTCCGGCGTCTGCTCATACTAGAGCATACGAACTGACGAGTCAGAACATCTGCCCTCACGTTGTGGCCGAGATCACGCGCTACCGTGATGAACTGGATGAGATGTATGCCGTCGGGTACAAAAAGCACGTCCGCGACCTCCAGAAGATTCGCGACATTGCTCTGGAGAACGGGGCGTATTCCGCAGCCGTGCAGGCCGAGTACCGCCGAGGGCAGGCCCAAGGTGACATATACGTTAGCAAATCAGAGATCAGGACCGGCTCTATCGATCAGATGAGCAGAGAGGATGTGGAGCGTGAACTCGAAAGAATTAGAGGATCTTTTGAACCAATCATCGACATCACACCCGAAGAAGTCGAAGAACCAGATGCCGAGGCAGGCGCTGAAAAACCGGGAAAGCGGACTGTGGCGACTAATAAGCGACGGTCTAAGAAGAAGCGAGCGGAAGATTGAAACAACCCGTCTCGAAAGCTGGGCCATACCCGGAGTACCCGATGTCTTATTATGCTCGGAAAGCGGTGTCTTTAGCTTCCTCGAACTTAAAGTCACAAAGTCAGGCACTGGCAAGCTCGGTCTATCCCCGCATCAGTGTTCTTGGCTGTCTCGGCATTCCGGCGGGCCTTGTTTTATTGTTGTTCGCGACAGCAGCTTGGCTATTCGTGTTTATCGCGGCTCCGATGCTGTTGACCTTCGCATGGATGGTCTTGCAGCCGTATCGCCTTTGGCTATTTTTGAAGAGCCGTATGATTGGGCGGAATTTTTCCGGTTGACCAGCCCTGTTGAATAGCTGTATAGGATAAGTCCTATTTAACAAAGGAGTCAGATAATGGATTGGTTTACGGATTGGCTACAAGGCGCGATAGAGAAGCTGGCGGGATGGCTGGAGGAAAAAGAATGACCGACACAAAATACATCTGCTCTGAATGCGGCAGCGGTGACCTCTGGTTCGACGCTTATGTTGACGAAAACAATGACGTCTTGGCGTCGTATGACAATGTTTCCTGCGCTAATTGCGACTTTGCCGAGACGACCGCCGTTGAACGAAAGAGTGCAGAATGATTTGCCCGGACTGCCACGGCAATGGGTACTTGATCGAACAACTGCGCGTCATGCGTCAGGTCCGACAGTGCGAGACATGCAATTCACAAGGCGAAATAGAGGAGTCGAAAAATGCGAAAACTGACGAAGATTGAACAGGTGAACGCCGACGCGCTCGGTGACGCCGCACTGTTTCATGTGACGGGAACGATCCTGAATAAGAATATACAGGACTGCAACGCGGCGTTGCGCGACCTGTTGAAACGCGAAGGCGTGATTGATTACGCCGAACTAAACCCCGGCGATAAGGTAACGCTGGAAGGCATCTACAGAGACGGAACCGAAACCACTATTTCCGCGTACAGGGCGAAGACACGCGGCGATAAACGAATCTGGTTTAACGGTTTAAAGAACCACGCCGACGCTGGCGACGTAATGGCGCTAGTTATACGTTCCGGCAAGCTGGTGATTCAGAACGTAACGAAGGGAGCCGCCGTCGCCGTCTTCGCTATTCCTGCAATCGATACCATGGTGCAAATGTCTTTACCCGTGGCTGGCGCTATTTTGTCGATATAGAATGCGTTGACTCCGCATCAAACTTAGCCCGGATTCGTCCGGGTCTTTTTTTGCTTTGCCGTATGGGATTATTCCTATATAACAAGATTCCTTGTCATCCATTAGGAGTCGGCGATGTATAAAAATTATTCCAAGTTCGTGAACCGCTACCGCACCAAATCGCGGAAGAACGGCCCGGCCCGGTTCGGCCAATACCCCAAACCGTCCGCCGCCGTGACCCAACGCCTGCGCCTTGAACGCAAAAGGAGTCGAAAGTGATTAAGGATATCGAAACATTGCGCCGCGCCTTAAAACGCGGCGAGTATTCCGGCGTCGTATTATACGACGGCGCGTCGCGAATTGATGGCAAGCCGATTGTCGCGATTGCTTGCCGGATTGCGGACGCCAGCAACAACGAAAAAACCGGGGCAATGGTCCAAACGTTTATTTTGCGCCAAGATATCGCGCCACATACGGCGTTAAAAACCGGCGACGATTCCAGCGTGTGCGGCGACTGCCCGTTGCGTCCAATTCGTAAAGGTAAAACGCGTTGCTATGTCCGCGTCTATCAAGCGCCGCTTTCCGTTTGGAACGCATACCAGCGCGGACGTTACGCAACGCCGGGAGCCGATTTCGACGCCGCGCTATTGCCGGAACTATTCGCCGGTTTGTCGTTTCGCATAGGATCATATGGCGACCCCGCCGCGATCCCGGCGAACGTATGGCGTACCGCAACGCGGCGCGTTAAAAACCGAACCGGGTATACACATCAATGGCGCAAGCGCATTGGAGTCGGACTCAAGGGATTATGCATGGCGTCCGCAGATTCCGAGTCCGACGTTGCGACGGCGGCGGCGAAGGGATGGCGAACGTTCCGCATCCGGAAACATGACGCGCCAACGTTGGCGACGGAGTCCATATGTCCCGCTAGTAAGGAAGGCGGGAACCGGACGCAATGCGACTCATGCGGACTTTGCAAAGGCGCAACGATTGCCGCCCGTAATATCGTGATCGCTGATCACGGCCTGATGGATGGCCGCCGCCGCGCTGCCGTTCCCGACGCCGCGCTATAACAAGCTTGCGCCTATCGGATTATTCCCGTATAACGTGACTCCGGCAATGCTGCCGGGAACAACTAGGAGTCAAAACTATGTCTCACGAAATTATGCAAACCGAAGACGGTACTTTCGCAATGGCCTATCGGGAAGGCGACGCCTTGCCGTGGCACGCTGCGGAAACGAATCCCCAAACGTTCGCCCCCGGCGCGACGCCGCAGGAAATC